GTTTTAAAAGAACGCTGGTATGATGCGCGGCATTGGAGAGATGCCGGAGTGGTCGAACGGGACGGATTCGAAATCCGTTGTACTGGCAACAGTACCTAGGGTTCAAATCCCTATCTCTCCGCCATATTAAAGGCCCCGAGCGCTGTATAGCCCTCGGGGTTTTTTTCGTTTGGGGGAATTTTGGGGGAATTGGGGGAGCGTGTATTTCCCCCAAGCGTTCGCTATCATTCCGCCATGGCCTACTACGAGAAGCGCGGGGACGCCTGGCGCGCCCAGATCCGCCGCAAAGGATATCCAACCCTTTCCGCCACCTTTGACACCAAGGCAGAAGCCCAGCGATGGGCCGCCGAGATCGAGGGCGATATGTCGCGTGCACGATTCGTCGACATGCGCGAGGCCGAGAGCACCACGCTCGCCGAGGCCCTGGACCGCTACCTGTCAGAGGTCACTTCCACCAAGAAGGGCGCCAAGCAGGAACAGGTCCGCATCAAGAAGTGGAAAGAGCACAAGCTGGCAAGCAAAGGCCTCGCGGCGATCCGCTCGAGCGACATGGCCGCGTATCGCGATGCTGAGCTGAAGGAAGGGAAATCGACGGCGACAGTACGCCTCAACCTGGCTGTGATCAGCCACCTCTACACGGTGGCCACTAAGGAATGGGGAATCGAAGGGCTGACCAACCCCTGCCGGGCAATTCGTATGCCCAAGGGCAGCAAGGAGAGGGATAGGCGCCCGACGCCGGCGGAGCTCACCGCGTTGTACAAGGCTGCCGGCCAGATGAATGCCCAGCTTCCGGTGTTCATTGAGTTGGCAGTGGAGACGGCGATGCGCCGGTCTGAACTGTTGATGCTGCGCCGAGACCAGGTGCGTGGCAAAGTGGCCTACCTGGAAGATACCAAGAACGGCGAGCGGCGCGCCGTGCCATTGTCTTCCAGGGCGATCGCCCTACTGGAGGCCTTGCCCACACCGATCGGTGGCGGCCGGTACTTCAATCTGGCGCTCAACACGATCAGCAACTACTTCCCCCGGGCCTGCTTGGCCGCTGGGATTCAAGGCCTACGTCTTCACGACCTCCGCCATGAGGCCACCAGTCGTTTCTTCGAGCGCGGCTTCACAATGATGGAGGTTGCGAGCATCACTGGGCACAAGACCCTTGCAATGCTCAAGCGGTATACCCATCTTAGTCCTCAGGATCTTGCCGAAAAGCTCGGGTGATGCTGCGTGTACCGGTCTGCCTGCTCCCCCTCTGCTGGCATCCCTGGGTAGCTATTCCCCCTATTGCGGAACCGTAGAAACGTACTAATGTCTCACGTGTGAGTCTGTAGTGATCGATGGCCGGAGGAGGAGGCCGGTAAAATTACCGCTGTTTAGCGACGAATTCACAAAAATGCTATTGACTCAAAGGGTGCTTGTATTGGATTGTGGCTTGCCTAGGTTGACACGCATGGCAGCTCCTGTAGAATCCCGCGACTTTTTCATGATTTGTCGAGGGAAGGGATGAGTCCAAGTGACAAAATTGAAGCGATCCGTCATTTATATGACTCACTCCTTCATGCTGCGAACCGCGTGCTCCACCAGGCAAAGAATTTCCACATTAGCGTTCTTCAGCTAGAAAACCCGACCTATGCTGAAGTCGCCGCGCAGTTCCGGGAGGTAGCTTCTCTCATCAATTTCTTGGCAGATGAGATTGATGACTCCCTGACCGGCACGAAAGCTAATGAATATGTATCTTGCATGGAGGGCATTGCGCGAGCGATTGACGCTGACGACGCAGCAACCCTCAATGAATTTGTGAAACAACTAGACGCGAGGTCTTTCCTGTGAAAAAGCTATCCGACTTTGAATTTGCCGCTATCGCCCGTAAAGCAGCCGCTATTCTGGAGTCCATTGAAGCCAAGCTTGATGTCGTTGATTCGGCACTTGAAGCTCATATGGGCACCAAGAAAGCTGCTTGATAGCGTCCTCGAGCAGAAAAAACCCGCTTCGGCGGGTTTTTTCATGCCACTGTTTTGAGGTTTGGCGCTGGCTGTCGGCGCCTGCCCACTTTGGGCTTCTGGTGCTCCCCATCCCGAAACTCGCGCAGAAAGCTGCGCACGTCCTCTTTAAGCCAGCAGTGCCGGTTGCCCATCTTGAAGCTCTTGGGCAGCCATGGCACGCCTCGGCGAATCCCCTCCCTGATAGACGCCTCGGTGCGGCCCAGCAGCTTGGCCAAGCCCTCGACCGTCAACACCTCCGTCTCGTCGCTCATTTCAGGAACTCCTCAACAGGCACATGCTTTCCAGTGCGGCGCTCCATGTCCTTGCGTTTGGCCAACGCCAAGAGGTGGCATTGGTGACAACAAGCATCAGGAGCTGCATTCTTGATGGCTCTAGCGGTCCTCAGCCCGTAAGTCCCGCAAACGCATCGGACCACCCACCGAGCTAGAACCTCGGCCGAGATCCCGATGACTGTCAGTCGTCCGAGTTTCACGCCAGCCAGGTCCACGAAACATGACTGACATGCTTCGGCTCTAGTCACCGCCCGAATCGGTAGCGGCAGGAACGAGTTCACGGCCCCGTCGCTCATCTTGAATTCGAAGCTGGCGGCAGCTCCTACCACACGTGCTGCCATCCGGTTAACTGGTCGTTCATGGCCGGGCTTCATCATCAGCCTCCTGCAATTCGTTGATCACCGACTGGATGCCCGCCACATAGCTGCCTGGCCGGCCTGACGTTGCTCCGGCCAGGCGCTCTACCACTACCTCAATCGGCGATCCCCGCAGTGATGCGACCAGGTCAACGGCCCAGCGCCTCGCCTCCAAGTACATGAGCCGATTGATGGGCCCGGATGCGGGAACAGCTACGCCTGATGTCTTGATGCCCTTGGCGATGGTGTGCGTAGCCGGTACCTTTGCAGCAGATCTCGATACGACCGAGTTGACCCGGCCGCGACCCCGCTTGAGCCCCATCGATTCGATGATCTCCATCGCTGCCTGGCTGACATCGCGATTGCTCATGAGCACCCCCGGAAGTGGTCGGCCAGCACTCGGCGCCCGTCCAGGCCGCAGGCGGCGGACAGATCGAGGACCTGCCCAAAGGTGGTTTCGCGCTGCTGCAGGGCATCCCACAGCAGCAGGAGCAGGCCGGCCTGGGTCATGGCTGCTGCACCTGCGTGTCCTGCTGGCCCTGCATCTGGTTTGCCAGCAACAGAGCCCCGAGCAGCACCTGCTGGCGTTGCTGCAGGTCCAGGTACTCGCGGATTGCCTTCACGATCAGGCTGTTCATGCTGCGGTCGTCGGCGGTGGCCGCGGCGTTCACCTGGTCGCGCATGCCATCAGGTAGGCGGACAACAAATTTGTCGGCGGTGCGGCTGTCGTAATCAAACGCCATGGGGCACCTCCTGCGCCTGGCCGGCCTGGATGCGTTCGTAGATCTCCTGGCGGTGAACGGCGACCTCCTCGGGCGCTTCGACACCCAGTCGAACCTGCATCCCCTGGACGCCCAGGACGGTTACGGTGATGTCGTCGTTGATGCGGATGGATTCGCCTACGCGGCGGGTCAAGATGAGCATGTTCAAACTCCATTTTTTGGGCAAGCCGGGGGCCTGCCGCGTTTGTTGGCTTTCGCAAAAATCAGGGTTGGATCAGGTCAGGCGGGCAGCGTTATGCCACCGCCAAGGGGCACTCTGCGCGCCGGGTTGCTACACGGGTTTCGATCTTCCGTTCGCCGCTGTTGCCGCCACGGCGGATGCGCATTGCATGGTCGTCGCCGATCATTCCGTGGATGGTCATGAGCAGGGCCAAGGCGGTTGCGGCTGGGCTGATGATCTGGCGCTTGAACGCTTCGAGAACCAAGCCGCGAATCGTCTTGCTGCCGAGCTTGAGGCGAGCAGCTTCCAGACGCTTCTCGACTGTCTTCGGAGCAACCCCCATCACCTGGGCGACCTGCTTCACGGTCAGGTCAGCCGCTGCAAGCAAAGTGGCTTCTAGTTCGCGCGGGGCCAGTCCCATGTCGAGGCGTCCGGTCCAGCCGCTGGCGGTGATGGTTTGAGTGGTCATGCGAGTTGCTCCATGCGATGAGTCGATGGAGATAAAATTACCAAAGGCAATTTATTGTGTAAATGCCTTTGGTAATATTTTTTTGACAATGCGCAAAAAAACCGCTCGAGAGCGGTTTCAGTCTGGCTCTATCGACCTAGTCACCTGGAGCTTCCTCCACGCCAGGCTATCTGGCCTACGACAGGAAGCCTATCGGCAGCCTCACTGCTAAGCGTCTCATCTGGATACCTCTGCTTATCCAGGTTGTCACATCTCAGTGCCCAGCCGCCGGAAATCATTTGGAAGACCCTGCGGATGCTGGTCTTACCATCAGGACGCCTGATTAAAAAAATCTTTCCATCCTCAAGTATCTTCTTGGATGTGTCGATCATAACCACGTCCTCGCGAGCGATATGTGGAGCCATGCTGTCGTCTGTAACGTACAAGATCCTGAGGTGGGGGTAATGCAGGCCCATGTCCCTAAGCCAGCCGCGGCGGAACAACATTCCCTCAGTAAGCCCTACATGCTCATCGTTTACCCCAGGGACAAATGAGTTATCGTCCAAAAGCTGAGGAATGAGCACGTACTGCTCGTGAGGAACGGCATCCAATACCTTGGCGCTGCGAGACCAGGTTTCCTTAAAGGAGTCCGCAAAGGACTCAATCACGTCCGCAAGGCGAGGGCTGAAATCCCTCACGGATACCCCAAGAATCTTGGCGAAGGCTGCGGCGACTGAGGCGTTTAGTGGGTTCACGCCGTTCAGATAATGGCTAACAGAGCTCTGGTTAATACCCAGGCGGTGCGCAAGCTTCTCTTGAGTGAGCCTCAGCTCTTTTTTTTTGCCGTCGAAGATCGCCTTGAGTCTCTGGCATTCTTCCGCGCGATCTGAAGGTAAGGGCTTTTTCATAGTCCCATAATATTCCCGTTAGTAATGCCCATCAAATGCCAAAGGTATTGCAAGCGATAAATGCCAACGGTACTATCTCTGCAAAGTACTAGCCGGAGGCAGACCATGATCATGGTCCCCTTGAAAGATTTCGCTAAGGGCTATGGACAGCCGCATGCAGCGTCACTGCTTGGCATGACACAGGGAGCGTTGAGTAAGGCCATCCGTATTGGGCGTACCGTCTTCGTTTCACAACAGACCGATGGCTCATTCGCTGCCATTGAGGTTCGCTCGTTTCCCGCTCGGCACGATCGGGAGACTAGCTGTGGCCCTACCTTGAACCAAACGATACGCCAGTTGGCTTCTGCCGTTGAGTCGGGCAATCCCTCTGTGAATCCATCCAGTACCGGAGGTGCGCAGTGAACAACGTGATTCCCTTCACCTATCAAGGGCAGCCGGTGCGCTTCACGACGGATGGCTGGCTTCACATCACCAGGATCGCCGAGCGCTTCGGCAAACGGGTTGATCACTGGCTCGACAACGCTGAGACGCTTGAGTATTTCCGAGCTCTGGATGAGCACCTGGCTGGCCGCGAGTCAGAAATTCTAGATACCCGGAATTCCGGGTATGTAAAAACCAGCAGGGCTCGCGTTGATCGCGGCGGCGGTACGTGGCTTCACCCGAAGCTGGCCGTTTTTTTCGCTCGCTGGCTGAGCGCGAAATTTGCCGTCTGGTGCGATGAGCGAATCAGTGAGCTCCTGCACGGCGCCCCATTGGCGATGGATAACTTCAACCGCGCCTGCAAACGGTTTGACGTGCGCGAGTCTAGCGCGAGCGCGGCCGGTCGCGAACTCAACAGTTGGCGCCGCGAAAAGCCAACGCTGCTGGCCGAGGTAGAGCGTGGGCGCCAGCTCCTGCAAATGACCTTCGGCTTTGATGACCCTGTTCACCACCCCAAAGAAAGCTGTCATGGGCAAGAAATACATGAGCCTGGAAGGCATGGGCAAAATTCTTTTCAAGCCAGATCAGCCGCCAGGCCTTGATTCCGACTTTTTCTGTGAGAGCTTTGAAGGCAGGGGGGGGAATTTGAATGATTAGCGCAGATACCGCAAAGCCGCCTTAACCGCGTGGCCCCACCAATTTCTGCATTGGCTTAGCCCAGAAAGCAGAAAACCCGGCTTCGTCGGCCGGGCTTCTTAACCAGTCCCCTGGCAGGGACCTTTTGAATCTTCGTCACTTGGAGACGATTTCATGCACCCAAAAAATACCACCACGCCATCACCGGCGCAACCCATCCTAACTGCCGAGATCGACTTCTTTGAAGCACCCATCGATAACCGAGGCGTGCAGTTGCTAAGCGTAGTGGCTGGAGCGAACGCAGAAGATGCGCTGCGCGCGGCCCGCACGCTTGCTTCAGGCCTGAGTCAGATTTCCCGCCACATTCACGACAGTGTGAACATGGGCGAACTTGTGTATTGCGACGGAATGGCGGCTCTCGGCTTCCTGGGCGAAACCGTCAGCGCGCTGATCTGGTCTGTTGAAAAGAGTGTTGCCGGCGCCGCAGGACGCGGGGGTGAGCAATGAGACCTCAAGCCGAAACTCTTTCGAGCCCTTTCGCCACGTACGGTCTGCACGATGTGCTTGAGGCGTCTGGCGAAATTCCTGTGCATGAGTCCTTGGGCGCTGCCACTGATCGGCTTGAAGCCGTTGTTGCAGGACTGCGGACGTTAATGCAGGAACCCGCTGTCACCCACCATGCAACGCTCGTCTTTTATGCAGCTGAATCAGCGCTGGCGCTTGTTTATGCCGCTCAAGCCGGTGTCGATCCTCAGCAGGAAGACGCGCCACAAAATTCCGCCTCGCCAGTTCGTGGCGCGGGAGGTGCGGCATGCTGACCGTACGAACCGAGCTGATGCCAGCGCTGGTTTCCGGGGTGGTGGTGCAGGATGTGATCCTCTCCGCAGACGAGATCGCTAAGTTCAACGATGCCCGGGAGGCGTTCCGAGCTATCAAAGCCCTGTATTGGGCAAAGGTCGTCCCTGGGCTCGGGGGCTTCGAGAACCCGGTAGTGTGCGAGCTTGAGCGCCTTCTGGAGCGAGTCGTCTTCGATACGCGCAATTTCCTGTATCCGCACCGCAACGCGGCTGCCTTCCATGATGCCAAGGATGTGGGAGGTACCGCATGAGCCTGATTCCGTTCAGCTTCAAAGGCACCCCTGTGCGTGTCGTGACCGATGAGCACGGGGAACCATGGTTTGTTGCCAAGGATATCTGCGACCTGTTGGGCTACGCCAATCCCAGTGATGCGGTGGGGCGCCATTGCAAGGGGGTCGTGAAACGCTACCCCCTTCAAACCGCCGGCGGCATGCAGGACGTTCGGGTGCTGTCCGAGGGTGACACTCTTCGCCTTATCGTAAACAGCACCATGCCGGCCGCTCAGGATTTCGAGGCCTGGGTGTTCGATGAAGTATTGCCGACCATCCGCCGCACTGGCGCCTACCAGCGACCGATGACGCCAGCCGAACAGCTGCTGGCTCAGGCTCAGACGATGGTCACGCTGGAGCGCCAGCAGGCCGAGCAGCAAGTTGCGCTCGATCGTGTTGAGCGACGCGTCGATGACCTTAGCCAGACCATGGTTTGGGACCACTGCCCGCAGAACTGCCTGTCGCTGACGGGTGTCAAGGCCGCGATGCTGGCGCGCTACGGCCTGTCTGGCGCGGTCGTGGACTACGTGCTCAAGGAGTGGCCACACGCGCCGAACTCTGCCGGCATGGTCCGTAATGGGCACGAAGACGCCAAAGGTTCGCAGTACCTGGTCTGGACGAAGAGTCTTGTCACCGCTGCGTTCAAGCGCTTCGTCGACGAGTGCGAGATGGTCAACACCACCCAGGCCAGTCACCCCTATTTCAATGGCCGGTTTCGGCTGACTGGGAAGGTGCACCCATGAAGCGAAAGCTGAGCAAGCAACAGCTCATCCTACTGGTTGCTGAAAGAGCTGCTGAGTACTACCGAGCGCAGTCCGTGGCCCGGCGCATTCGGATCAGGCTAAACGACGAATACAGCATGTTCTTCCGGGCGTGCGGTGAGCCTGACCCGAAGAGCCGTCGTATCGACCCATCCAACCCACTCTACGGGGCCGTGATCGCCTACACGGCCGACACCTACGGGCTTTATCAGAAGGCGCAGCGGGCCAAGCACAACGCCAAGCGAGCTATGGAGTCGGCCATCAGATCGATGATCGGGCCTGATGTCGACCACCTGCCTCCGCTTGTACCTACGCCTCTGCCGGCTGGACCGGTGCGGCGTACCACTTCAACCGGAGAGACCCTGCAATGACTTCGCGGGCGAATCCAGAGCAGGCGCTCCAGCAGCGCGCTGGCGCAACGATTATCAACGGCCCATGGCCAACCTACAGCCAATTCAAAGGCTTTCCAGAGCGTGAGCGCTGGACGATCTACGAGCTGGCCAAAGTTGGTCGTGAGGCGATGGAAGACAGCGGCTTCGAGATGGCCGAGAGCTACGACGCTTTCGTGCGCCGCGTCACAGAGGGCCTTGATCTGTGAGCCAGGAGCGTATCCCACGTAAGTTTCAGGGCGTTTGGATTCCAGCCTCTCTCTGGCTGGACCACTCACTGTCGACAAACGAGAAGGTGATGCTGGTGGAAATTAGCAGCCTTGAGGATGACGTGCGCGGCTGTTACGCCACCAATGCGCACTTCGCCGCGTTCTTCGGTCTGTCGGTATCTCGGGTGTCCGAGATCATCAGCGGGCTGGCTGAGCGTGGCCTGATCAAGGTTGAGCAGATCCGCGAAGGGAAGCGCGTAATCGAGCGCCGAATTCGAATCTCCAACCCCTTCGATAAACCGAAGACCCCTTCGGAAAACGCGGTGAACCCCTTCGGAAAAGGCGATGAACCCCCTTCGGAAAACACGCAGGGGAGTAATACACCTATGAGTAATACAAAGAGGGTTAAAGCCTTACGTGCATCGGGGACTGAAACAGCGGCTGCATTCGAGCAGTTCTGGAAGCTGTACCCGAAGAAGAAAAGCCGCAAGGACGCCCTCAAGGCTTGGGAAAAACTCAACCCGGACGCCGAGCTTCAGTCTGTCCTTCTTGCCTCCCTGGCCAAGCATTGCGTTTCCCGCGATTGGGCCAAGGAAGGAGGCCAGTTCATCCCGAACGCAGCCACCTGGCTCAACGGCGAGCGCTGGACTGATGTTCTTCAGCCCATTGGTGCAACCGCTCAAGGCGGCGCATTCAACAACCTCCCGCAGCACACCGATGACATGTACCAGGAGAGCCACGATGGCCGCCCAAATTTCTGATCTGTTCCACCGTACCCCGGTCAAGCGCATCTTCTCCGGCGAGTGCCCGGTGCATGGCCGTGTCGACATGAGCGAAGTCGAGCAGTTGGACGGCTCGATGCTGGCGCGTGGCTGCAAGCGTTGCGCCTGGGAGGCCCTGCACACCACGCCTCGCGACTCGGCTGAGCGCGCTTTGGCCACCGCCCAGCGCAAGGCCGAGGACACTATGGCCGCGCTGATCGGCGCCGGGATCACGCCGCGCTTCGCCGCCGCCACCTTCGACAGCTATCGCGCCGAGAAAGAGCCGCAGCACAAGGCTCTGGCCAAGTGCCGTGCCTATGCGGAGCAGTTCCCGGCCAACTTCCGAGCGGGTCGTTCGTTTCTGCTGACGGGGAATGTCGGCTGCGGCAAGACCCACCTGGCCAGCGCGATCGTGCGCACGGTGGTTGCCGACCACGGTCGGGCGCTGATCATCCCGGCCGGGGATATCGTGAGCATCGCCCGCGCCTCGATGGTGCCTGGCTCTGGCTACACCGACCGCGATGCGGTGATCCACCTTGGCGGCCTTGACCTGCTGGTGATTGATGAGGTCGGCGCCCAGAAAGGCAGCGAGTATGAGTTGGGCCTACTGCACAGCATCATCGACCGCCGGTATCAGGCGGTACTGCCGACCGTGGTGGTCAGCAACCTGAATGCCGAGGGCCTCAAGTCATACATCGGTGATCGCGCCCTTGACCGCCTGCGTCAGAACGGCGGGCAGCAAGTGGGCTTCACCTGGGAGTCGAAGAGAGCGGCGGCATGAGGGCTCTCTATAGCGACGAGGCGGAGCACGGCGTGCTTGGCGCGGTCATTCATGCTTCGCTGCAGCAGGACGCAGGCCTGGTCGAGGACATGCTCGGCCAGATGACCTCGGCCGACTTCTATCACGCCGACAATGCGGCGCTGTTCGAGGCCATGCTGGAGTGCCGCGAACAAGCCATGCCTATCGATCCAGTGACCTTGGGCGCGGTTCAGCGCTTGCTCCCGGGTGGCGACACTGTCATGGCCTATGCCGCGGAGTTGGCCAGCAAGGTTCCTTCGCTGGCCAACTGGAAGGCCTACGCCAAGCACGTCAAGGAGTGGGGCGTGATCCGCCGCATTCTGGACGTGGCGGGTGGCGCGCAGGAAATGGTGCAGGCTGGCGCACCCACCGGCGAAGTAATCGCCGCTGCCCAGCAGGCCATGGCAGACCTGCGCAACCTTGATGGTGAGGCAAAGGGTTACAAGCGGCTGGATCAATGGATGGGAGATGCCGCCGACCTGGTGGATGAAAAGCACCGAGGGGTGGCGCCGAAGTGGCCTTCCACGGGGCTCGAAAAGCTGGATGAGCTGGTTCAAGGCCTTCGCCCGAAGAAGGTGACCGTAATCGCCGGCCTGCCGGGCAGTGGCAAGACCACCCTGGCCCTGCAGATCGCCCAGCACAACGCCGTCAAGGAGCGGAAGCCTTGGTTGGTGTTCTCCATCGAAATGCCCGGCGAAGAACTGGGGCTGCGCGCCATCGCCTCGCTGGGAGGGGTGGCTCTGCACAAGCTGGATAACCCGGCCCAGATGCGCGAAGACGACTGGGCCAGGATGAGCGGTGCCGTAGGATTGGCCCTGGAGGCCCCGCTTTTCGTCTGTGACGATCCAGTGCAGACGCCGTCCACCATTCGCGCCACGGCTCGGCAGTGCCAGCGCGAGCACGGACTGGCCGGCATCGTGGTCGACTACCTGACCCTGGTGCGCAGCGAGCGTGGTGGCCGATCTCGTACCGAGGAGGTGGGCAAGATCAGCAAGGCCCTGCTGCAGCTGGCCAAGGAAATGGCCATCCCGGTCATTGAGCTGGCCCAGCTGAACCGCGACTCGACCAAGCGCCCCGGGAAGAAGCCCCAGTCCAGCGACTTGCGCGACTCCGGCGAGATTGAGGCCGACGCCAGCTGCATCCTGATGGTGCACCGCGACATGGATACGGAGGAGGGCCAGAACGGCCTCACCGAGATCCTGATGACCAAGTGCCGCCATGCGCGGGTTGGCAGCTGCGTTGTCCAGCAGGAAGGACAGTATGGCCGGTTCGCGACCTATGCCGGTTCGCTGCCCAGCGACGACGAGGTGGAGGCGGGTCGCGGCAGTTACGCCCAGCGCTACAAAGGGGGTGGTAATGAGCGATTCTAAGACCCTGACTGTCACCCTCAGCGATGCGGAGATCCGTCGCCACGCTGCCGGCGAGGTCTTCCAACTGCGCGATACCCGTCATCGTGAGCTGCGGTTCCGCTTCTCGACCGTGGACCGCTCCCGCGGCGCCTGGCACGTCGTTGTACGCGGTCGATGGGGCAAGGCCGGCGATTACCCGGGGATCAACACCAAGACCATGCTGGCCACGCTGCCGGCGATCCTGGCGCGCCGGGCTGCCGATGCCGACGCCAAGTCGACGACCACCAACTGGGCCACGGTGGGCGATGTGCTGGCGTGGTACCGCGACCGGATGAGCCGTGACCGGGGGCTTTCGGCCAAGCGCAAGGCAAGTGCCAAATCGGCGCTTGATCGCCACCTGGTGCCTCGCCTGGGTGACCTGCCGCTGGCCGAGACCAACAAGCAGGCGATCGACCAGCGCCTGATGTGGCCGATGCAGGAGCGCTATGCGCTGTCCTTCGTGCGTTCGGTTTACGGGGTGCTCTCGGTGGCGCTCCGCCAAGCCCTTCGCCTGGAGATGCTGCCGGCCAACCCCATGGCCGCGCTGAAGTTCACCGATTTCGTGCGGACCCGGATCAGGCCCCGACCGGCGCGCCTGCGTGGTGACGATGTGCCCGGCCTGTTGCTGGTGGTGACCGAGCGCTTCGAGGTGGAGCCGGCGGGCTGCATGCTGGCCTTGATGATGCTGTGCCACGGTTCCCGTCTGGGTGAGACCCGGCTGGCGCGCTGGCGCAACGTCAACCTCGATGCAGGGCGCTGGTTCATCCCGGCAGGGGATACCAAGACCAAGGCCGAGCACACGCTGCCGCTGACGGTCCAGGCCTGCGCGCTGCTGCGCCGATACCAAGGCCTGCAGGTCGCCCAGGGCTACACTGGGCCGCTGCTGTTCCCGGGTAGCCACGGTGCACCGCTGAGCCCGAGCAAGGCCAACACCTTGTTCACTGATCTGGCCAAGGGCGAATGGTCGAGCCATGACCTGCGCAAGGTGGCCCGCACGGCGTGGACCGACCTTGGGGTGGACTACATGGTGGGCGAACTGCTGCTGAACCACGCCATGAAGGACCTCGACGCTACCTACATCCACACCACCGCCGAGGGCCTGAAGCGTCAGGCGCTGGAGGCCTGGCACAAGCATCTCGACGGGCAGGGATTCGCCGCCATCCACACCGAGACACTGCCGGGACACAAAACCGAGCCTGCCACCCCTGACGCTACTAACGGCGCGGGTTGCAGCACCTCACAGCATCCATCCCAAGGGAGGATGTTTAATCAAGAATCCAAGCCAGGAGCTGGCCATGAGTAACGTCGCAGCGGTCATGCCGCACAAGATCTTGACCCCGGTGGAGCGGGAATTCCTAAAGAAGGGCAACCGCATGATGCTGGACAAGCCCAATGGCCGTATCGGCGCTGCGGCCCTGATGGACATTGTGGTGGACTGGCTTGGTTCACGGGCCAGCCATGGCTTCGAGCAGTACGCCAAAGCTTGGATCATCCAAGGTGGCGCAAAAAACAAACACGCCTACAAGCTGCTGTGCGAGCTGTTCGGCCTGGACAACGATCCAACGCCCCGGAGGGCTGCATGAAGAAAAGAACCTACGTGGACAAGGCGCTGGGCGACACCGAATACATGCTCGAGCAGTGGGGATTCTGGCGGATGTGCGAGATGGGCGTGCCCCGGTACGTTTCGCCGCTCTACGCACTGATGAGGGACAACATTCCATCTGTGGGAGGCGCACGCCAGCACGTGATCACGGACGATCTGGCGTTGGTCGTGGATGGAGCAGTGGCCAGGCTGGTGAAGCGCAACCAGCAGATGGGCGACTTCGTGTGGGCGTACTACGGCTACAAGCACCCTGCTATGCGGGTCGGCCGGGAGGCGGGCATGTCCGAGCGCAAGGCCCGGGAGATCATCAAGGCGGGAGTGGCATGGATCGACTGCGCGCTCGAACAGATTCGAGAGGCAGCGTAAAAAGTTCTATGCGGGCGGATAAACACCTGTTTTCATAGCAGCGTGTCCAGCTTGCAAACAACGCGACACCGAGAACCCCGGCTATTGCAGCCGGGGTTTTGCGTTTCTAGCGTCCCAGCTTTTCCATAGCGGCGTCAGCCAGGAACGATGATCGGCTCTTTACGTTGTGGTCTCGCACGTACCTGTCGATCTGCTGGATCACAAAGCCCGGCAGGGTGACATTGACCTTTTCGGTCTTGCCCAAGTACGGCGTGATGTCAATTTCCAGCATGCCCCAGCCCATATCGGCGAAGTCCGGATTGCCCCGGTGTGCCGCTGCGCTGGTCGGCATGGGAATAGCCTGGCCACTGCCAGCGATCTCTTCCAGCATGATGTGGGCGACCTCGACAGCTGAGGCATAGGCCTCCTCGAAGGTGTCGCCAGCTGTTACAGCGCCAGGAATGTCGGGGATCTGAATACCGATGGCGGTGTTCTCGTCGCCCCACTCGATGCAGATTGGGTATTGCATGGTCGTCTCCTACAGAGGTGCAAAGGGTGAAGCCGGGTTATTTCAACCCGGCTCTTTCCTTGATGCTCTTTACCGTGCCGATCGGTAGATCCTTTTTGGGGTGTGGCACTGGTATCGAGTTTGGGTTGTTGGGGTGTTTGAAGATGTGGTGGCTTCCGGTGACACGTTTTAGAACCCATCCAGCTGCTTCAAGCTCCTTGATCAACTGCCTGCTTTGCACCTCCGTCTCCTTGTTTAGTTGATGGAAGAATTATACCTCTAGGCGCATAACTCGTAAAGCAAAAATATGCGCCTAGGGTTATATTTATTTGTCTGGTCAATTTAAGGGCTCGCCATTTCGGCGGGCCTTTTTCGTTCGGGGTACAGAAATGCAAAGCGCCAATTATGTGCCCGGGGTGGCCGGCTGGAAGATCCATGAAGGTGTCCGGCTTGAGCTGAACGATGGCAATCGTCGGATCTACGCCGAGGTGAAGATGATCACCACTGCTGGCCCCGGCCAGAGTAACGATGAAGCAGCTCAGGACATTCGCGATCTCGACGTGGATAACCGGTCCCGTGTCACCTCATGCGAGGGCAAGGTCACACTTCAAGGCTCTCCGATCACGGCTCAAGGTCGCGCCTTATATGCGCTGACCAGCCAGGTCGCTGGCCAGGGCGACAACCTTCGAGCAATCGATATGAGCGGTTACATCACAGGCGAGAAGCCCGCTCGACAGGCAGCTGAAGATTTAAGGCGCCAGGAGGCAGCGGATATCGCCAACGCCAGACGCATGGGCGCATTGGACGGTGACGCGGCAGATACGGTGCGCCAAGTCATCCGTGACGAGCTGAAGCCCGGCGGCCTACTGCATCGCAGCTGATGGAGGCAGGCGAAGTGACCATCTACCGCGAGTATCGACGCCGCAACAAGTACCGCTTATGCATGATCGACGAAATCCATGATCAGCTGGGCCGGGCGACGCCATTTGAGGACGCTAAAATCCGAGCCTCCCGCAAGAAATACTTGCTCAAGTTGTTCAAATACAAGCGGCGAGCCCAGGGCATTAATAATTCACCAGTGAATCGGAGCAACTGATGGACCCGACCGACCTCGGCCCAGGCACAGCCACCTGGCTGGGTGGAACGGGCACTGTATTGCTGGGTGGCTTCCTTTGGCTGCGCAAGTTCCTTTCGAAGGATGCCGCCGACCGAGCCATGGACAACGCCGATATTGGCACCGTCCGGCGCCTGAATGAACTGCTCGATTCTGAACGTGAAGCTCGCAAACTGGCAGAGGCCCGTGCTGATCAGTTCGCAAAGGAGCGCAACGATCTGGCCATATCTGTTGGCCGCCTGGAGGGCAACATCCTCGCGCTAACCAGGCAGGTAGAGCAGTTGACCGAGAAGGTCACGACCCAGAGTGAAGAGATCTCGCGGCTTCGAGCCCAGCTTGGAGGTGGCCATTGATGGACAAATGCGCGTTGGAATTCATCGCTCGCCGCTGGTGGCGACGGGTAGAGGTCTGGCTGATTGCCGCTGTGCTTATTACCGGCGGCGCGGTGCTGGGATGGCAGACTGCCTACTGGGCCATGGTCAGCACTCAGGCCCACCAGGTGGACGAGATCCGCCAGGCCTACGATGCCGCGATGGCTGAGCGTGACCAGCGCCTGGACGAGCTGACCAGCAAGGCCGAGAGTGCCGCGACCAAGGCATCGAAGGCAGCAACCACCGCGACCCAGGCAGCCGACAAGGCCGACGAGGCGCTCAACAGAGTGACGCAGTGATGGCCAGGCTCAAGACCTTGGGTTCCCGCATCAAGGAAAGCGCAGGATCACGGGTCAAGACGGTCACGCCAGGCAGCTGGCGGAGCGGAATGACCAGCTCCCAGCGAGGCTACGACTACAAGTGGCAGAAGGCGAGGGAGCAGTACCTGCGCGATAACCCGCTGTGCGTTTACTGCGCCAAGATAGGCAGGACCACTGCGGCAAGCGTCGTTGACCACATTGTCGCTCACCGCGGCGACAAGGATCTTTTCTGGAGCCAGGACAACTGGCAGTCGCTGTGCAAGCTCTGCCACGACTCGGTCAAGCAGGCCGAGGAGGCTGCCGGCCTGAGTGGCTGACCGCCAGAGGAATGGCGCAAGGGCGACCGACGGTCTTCGAGGCACGCCAATTACGTGCTTCATGGTGGGGGGAGGTCAAAATATCGAGATTCTCATCTAGCTAGACCGCCTCCGACCCCACGTACAGATTTTTTTCCCCCACAGGATTTTTGTTAAATGGCTTTAACACCCAAGAAGCGCGCTTTCATCGCCGCGCTGAGGGGAGGTGCGTCCAATCGAGACGCAGCCATTGCGGCTGGGTGCCCAGCAAAATCAGCATCTGCAGCAGGATCACGGCTGGCCAAGGATCCCGATGTCGCCGCCGAGCTGAAGAAGCTCCGAGCGCTTGGCCTGATGCCTGGTGATGTTAACGCAGATGTTAAAGACGATGTTAAAGGCGGCGCTTCGGAACGACCCCCGAGGACATCGCCGACTGAGCCTGCAGCAGCTGCCCAGAGCCTCGAAGGTGAGTGGGAGCCGGCCGGTTTCGACCTCTCCCAGGCGCTATCCCACAAGGACCCCAAAGACTTCCTGCTCGCGGTGATGAACGACCTAGGCACCGAGGCCAAGCTGCGCGTGGACGCAGCTAAGGCCCTGATGCCTTTCGTCCACCCCCGGAAAGGGGAGAGTGGCAAGAAGGAGCAGGCTAAAGATAAGGCTGCCGAGGCGGCCGCTGGTAAGTTCGGCGCCCGTCGTGGCCCACTGCGATCGGTGAAGTGATGGATTGGACAACGGCATGCCCTGACTGGGAGCGACGCATCGTTGCGCGCCAAAGCCTGATCCCGTTCGACCCGCTGTTCCCAACTGAGGCTGAGGAGGCCTTGGAAGTGTTCGGGGCGCTGCGCATGGTTGATGCCACCGGCAGCCCGCTCATGTCCGAGACGGTGCGTGACTGGGTGAACCAGTTTGTCGCAGCGATCTTCGGCGCCTACGACCCGGACGAGGGGCGTCGCCTGGTCAGCGAGTTCATGCTGCTGATCAGCAAGAAGAACGGCAAGTCGACGATCGCTGCCGGCATCATGCTGACGGCGCTGATCCTCAACTGGCGACCATCGGGCGAGTTCATCATCCTGGCGCCGACCAAGGAGATTGCCGATAACTCCTACATCCCCATCCGCGACATGGTGCGGGCCGATGACGAGCTGTCGGCGCTGCTCAAGGTTCAGGACCACATCCGCACGGTGACGCACCATCAGACCAACGCGACCTTGAAGGTGGTGGCGGCCGATAGTGAGACAGTGTCGGGCAAGAAGGCTATTGGCGTTTTCGTCGACGAACTGTGGGTGTTCGGCAAGCGGAACAATGCAGAGGCGATGCTTCGCGAGGCAACGGGTGGCCTGGCATCGCGCCCCGAGGGCTTCATCATCTGGGCCACAACCCAGTCCGATGCACCGCCGGCCGGTGTGTTCCGGCAAAAGCTGATGTATGCCCGCAAGGTTAGGGATGGCGAGATCGTCGACAAATCGTTCCTGCCGGTGCTGTACGAGTTCCCGAAGGCGCTGCTCGACGCAGGCGCGCATCGGGACTTTTCCAACGCCTACATCACCAACCCCAACCTGGGGCTGTCGGTTGATGAACCGTTCATCGAGCGCGGCTATGCCCAAGCCCAGATGGATGGTGAAGAATCGTTCCGCGGCTTCCTGGCCAAGCACCTTAACGTTGAGATCGGCCTGGCGCTCCTCTCGGATCGCTGGGCCGGCGCTGACTACTGGGAGCGGCAGGCATCGGATGACTGCCGTACGCTGGAGGACTTGATCGAGCGGTGCGAGGTGATCGACATCGGCATCGACGGCGGTGGCCTTGATGACCTGCTCGGCCTTGCCGCAGTGGGCCGTGAGCGCGATAGCCGCCGGTGGCTTACTTGGACGCATGCCTGGGCTCACCCCTCGGTGCTGGAGCGGCGCAAGGCTGAGGCGCCGCGCATCCGCGACTTCGCCAACGATGGTCACCTGACCCTGGTCGAGCGCATCGGCGACGATGTGGATCAAGTTGCCGACCTGGTCGCCCAGGTGGAAGAAGCCGGCCTCCTCGATCAGGTTGGACTCGACCCTGTTGGAATCGGCGCGATTCTCGATGCCCTGGAGGCCCGAGGCATCCCCCGAGAAAAGATCGGGGGCGTGAAGCAGGGCTACACCCTGGGCGGCGCGATCAAGACCGCCGAGCGCAAGCTGGCAGAGGGTGGCCTGTGGCATGGCGGTCAGCCATTGATGGCCTGGTGCTGCGGCAACGCACGGGTCGAGCCTCGCGGCAATGCAATCCTCATCACCAAACAGGCAAGCGGCTCAGCAAAGATCGACCCGCTGATGGCGCTGTTCAACGCCGTGACGCTTATCGCCCTGAACCCAGAGGCGCAGGGCGGCATGGCTGACTATCTCGAAAACGGGTTCTTCGAACTCATAGGCTGACCATGGCATTCAAATGGTACAACCCCGCGACATGGGGCTTCTTCGGTTATACCGACCCGGCCACGGGCGACTATGTCGAGGTTGACCTTGAGGTGGGCGGCAAGCGCACCAAGGCTGGCGTGCGGGTATCCGCGAAAACCGCTCTTTCGATCAGCATGGTCTGGTCATGCGTCAAGATCCTGTCCGAGTCACTGAGCGGCCTGCCGCTCAAGCTATACGAGGACAAGGAGGGTGGCCGGACGCTTGTCACCGGCAACGACCGAATTCTCAAGCTGCTGCGCAAGCCGAATCCTTACATGACCATGCTGAACTTCCTCAAGTTCGTGGTTGTGAACATGGCGCTGCGTGGCAACGCCTTTGCCTTGATCGAGCGAAACATCCACGGCGATCCCATAGGTCTTGTTCCTCTGGATTGGCGTACGGTCAAGATCGACACCGAGGACGACTTGATCTACGTAGTCACGCCCAGCGCAGGCGATCCCTATCCGGTCTCGCCTGAGCACATGCTGCATTTCAAGTTGTTCAGCCTGGATGGCATCGTCGGTCTTTCGCCGATAGAGCACCAGGCCGAGACCATGGGCTTAGCGAAGGCAGGCCAGCAATGGTCTGCGCGGTTCATGCGTAAGGGCGGCTTCACTGGTGGCTATGTCATCTACGAGCAGTTTCTGACCAAGGCCCAGCAGGCTCAGGTGATGGAGAAGTTCCCTGACGTGCGCAAGGCCGATGCCGACGACATCGGCAAGATGGCCATCCTCCAAGGCAACCCGAAGATCGTGCCGGCCGGTATCAGCCAGAAGGATGCGCAGTTCATCGAGTCGCAGCAGTTTCAGGAAGAAGCCCTGGCCGGCATTTACGGCGTTCCGCTGTGGCTGGCCAACCGCGCCGGCAAGACCTCGATCATGGGCTCGAACCTTGAGCAGCAGCTCACCGGCTACATCACCTTCGGCCTCAAGCCCTACATCGATACGATCGAGGACGAGCTGAACGACAAGCTGTTCGGCTCAGGCCCACGCTTCGCTGAGTTCGTGGTCGAGGGGCTGCTGCGCGCTGACAGCGCCGGGCGAGCCGCCTACTTCCAGGCTGCCTTGGGTGGCTCGGGCGGCTCGGGCTGGCTGTCGATCGATGAGGTTCGCGAAAAAGAAAACTATGCGCCGCTGGGCGGCGACTACGCCCGGGTTACCCGGTGGGAGATGCAAAAAAATGGCGAACCTTGAAGTCCCGTTCGAGCTCAAGGCCGTAGACGATGCCGGCAACTTCGAAGGCTACGCCGCGGTGTTCAACAACGTCGACCTGGGCGACGACGTAATACTGCCAGGCGCCTTCACCCGGGTGAAGGCTACTCGCAGCGGCAAACTGAAGCTGGCCCTTTATCACGACCTGACGCGCCTGGTGGGGGCTGCAGATTACCGCCAGGACGACCACGGCCTGCTGCTCAAGGGGCAGGTAAACCTCAACGTCAGTTACGCCCGTGACGCGTACGAGCTGATGAAGGCCGAAGTGCTCGACAGCATGTCGATCGGCTTCAACACCATCAAGGCAGATTTCGAGGACCGCGCCGGCCGGCGCGTGCGCCTCATCAAGGAGGCCGAACTCTGGGAGGCGTCCTTCGTGCCATTCGGCATGAACCCCGAGGCGCATGTCCTCAGCGTCAAGTCGGACATCAGGCTTTTCGAGAAGGCCCTGCGCGAACGCATGGGCCTCTCGCAGAAGGAAGCGGCGGCAGTCGCTTCGCTCGGCTACACCGCGCTACGCCGTGATGGCGGGAGCGAGGCCACGGCGATCGTGGATGAGCTGAAAGAAATTCCCAACTTGTTCACCCAATATTTCGGAGTATCGCCATGAGCGAAGTGAAAGAACTGAAGGATTCCATCGAGCTGCAACTGAAGAACGGCTTTGATGGGTTGCAGAAAAAATACGATGCGGCCATGGAAGAGGTCGAGAAGGGCAACAAGGTCAGCACCGACCTGAAAAAGCTGATCGACGACCAGAAGGGCGAACTGCAAAAGGTGATCGACCAGGTCGTCGACCTGGAGCAGAAAGGCGTCAAGTTGCGCGGCCAGCCGGGCGAGGGCAAGAGCTTCATCGACATGATCAAGGGCGATGACAGCTACAAGGCCCTGTCTTCGAATTCGGCAAACCGCGCCGAGATCGAAGTCACCAAATCTGATCTGGCTGCCATGAAGGAAGTCAAGGTCACCAGCGCCGGGGTTGTCGCGCCGGTGTATGACACCACCATCCAGCCAGGCATTCGCCAAGAGCTGCGAATCCGCGACCTGCTCACCGCTATCCCGGTCACTGGCCAGAACTACACCTACTTCCGTGAAAAGCTGCATACCCGCGGCGCCGGCATGGTGGTAGAGGGCGGCACCAAGCCAACCAGCGACGTGACTTTCGAATCGGCAACCGATCGCGTCAAAAAGATCGCGGTCTGGATGCCAGTGACCGAAGAAGCGTTGGCCGACGTTCCCCAAATGCAGGGGTATATCCAGGAACTACTGCGCTACGACCTGAAGCTCGAAGAAGAAAACCAGATCCTCAAAGGGGATGGTACTGGCGAGAACCTGAACGGACTGATGACCCAGGCCACCATCTACGACGCTAACTTGACCAAAGCAGGCGATACCTCGATCGACATCGTGCGCCGCGGCATCTACCAGGTTCGTAAGCAATCGAAGCTGTCCGCCGATGGCGTTGTGATGAGCGAGCTCGATTGGATGAACATCGAGCTGCAAAAGGATGGAGAAAACCGCTACCTGTTCGCCAACCTGCAGGGCCTGGTCACTCCGATCCTCTGGGGTCGTCCTGTCATTACCTCGGACAGCATGGACGAGGGTGATGCAGACACTGGGGGTGAGTTTCTGATCGCCAACTTCGCCCGCGCTGCAATCCTCTTCGACCGCATGACCTATCTGTTCAAGATGGGTCTGATCAACGACATGTTCATCAAGAACATGATCGCGCTGCTGGCTGAAGAGCGTTTGGGCCTCGGCGTGCGTCGCAGGGAAGCGTTGGTCAAGGGCAGCTTTCCCAAGTAAGCCTGAGCCGTACCTAATCATCACAAAGCCGACATAGCGTCGGCTTTTTGTTTCTGGAGGCAGTATGCACATCAAAGCTCTGTGGGGTTTCGTCGGCAATGCCGAACTGCTGGGCGCCGACTCGGCCAAGGTCAAGCGTGGTCAGGAATTCGAGAAGGCCGACGACGAGTACGCCCATACGCTCTTGGGCAAAGGCCTGGCCGTTGAGCTGGATACCAACGGCAAGCCGAAGGTAACCAAGCCTAAGGAAGCCAAGCCCACGGCCCCGAAAGAGAGCAAGTAAATGATCGACTTGGCCAACGTGAAGATGCACCTGCGGGTCGACGGCGATGAAGAAGACGCCCTGATCGGCGGTTACGTCGAAGCGGCCAAGGCTCACGTCGAGCAGCACTGTGACCGCAAGCTGGTCGAGGTCGACCCGGTAGAGCCCGAAGAGATGGGCCTGACGCGTGATGTCGAGCAGGCAATCCTGCTGCTGGTCGGGCACTGGTATGCCAACCGGGAGGCTGTGGCCGTCGGCACCATCGCCACGGCCATGCCCCTCGCAGTCGAAAGACTGCTCTGGTACAGGAAGCGCTTCTGATGAGAGCTGGACCAATGCGGCATCGATTGAAGCTGGACAAGCCTCATAAAGTGCAGAACGACACCGGTGGCTTTGATGATGATTGGCTCGACATGGGCGAGATCTGGGCAGAGGTGGCCATGCCTACCGGCCGCGTCTCGCCGGTGGCCGAGCAACTGCAAGCGGTGATCAGTGCCGAGATCCGCACTAGACCCAGATCGGACATAGCCGCTGGCTGGCGGATGACCGACAAGCGGTCGGGCGTGTCCTACAAGGTCGAGGCTCCGCTACTCAACAACGAACGGGACATGCTGCGGCTGTTGTGCTCCAGCGTCCCAAACCCATGAGGTGAATCATGAAAATTCAAGCACTCGGCCCGCTGACAGGCGCCTCTGGCGAGCGTGAGAAGGGCGAGCTCTTCGAGCTTAAGAAAGAAGACGCTGAGGCCCTGATTGCCCGGGGCTGGGCAGTGGCAATTGTTGAGCCGCCCACCCCTGACGCAAAACCGGCAAAGGCCGCCCAGGTTAAGGAGTAGGGCCATGGCTCGGCGGTCCAGGCTGACGGGCAACATCAAGCTTCGCCGGACGCTCCGCAACATCCACAAAACCATGGATAACGAGCTGAAGCCAGCCATGGAAAAGGCGGCGGCTCGCGTGCTGCAGACTATGCAGCAGCTGATACCCAAGGACACAGGCGCAGCTGCTTCGGCGCTGAAGGCCTACGTCGCGCCGAGTGGCCTGGATGCCCAGATTGGCATCCGCGGGAAGCGTGACAACCGGCGATTCTTCTATCTCCGCTTCCTGGAGTACGGCACCAAGGGGTACACCGGGACCCTCTATCAGCGTGCAGACATTGACGCTATTGGCGGGGTGCACACCAACAACCGCGACAAGTCGAAGCTCCGGGGCCGACGCAACGCGTTGAGGCAGCGAGACACCAAGAACAAGTCCGACGGCAAGAATTTCTTCGGTAAGTACCCGGATATCCCGGCCAGACCAGCCCATCCATGGCTCAGGCCCTCGATTCAGGTAAACCGTGAATATGTCCTGGCCGACTTGGAAGAAGCCGTAAGGCGGACGTTGAGCCGCGCAAGCCAGGGGGCCGGCAATGGCTGATCCTTCAATTGCTCTACAGAAGGCGATCTTCGCCAGGCTCAAGGCCGAAGTCAGCTGTCCGATCTACGATGGCGCCGACATGAACACGGCCAAGCCCTACGTCTCGATTGACCGGGAGATTGCGACAAACACCCGGCCGATCTCCGGGCGCAAGCGTGAGCACCGCTTGATATACCTCTCGGTTTGGTCCGACAAGGTTGGCCAGGCAGAGGTTAAGCGCATCAACGGCGAGATAATCGCCGCCCTCGATGAGCGCCCGCTGCCGCTGGAGGTGGGTCGTGCTGTATCTGTACGAGTCGAGCAAGCAGACGCCCAGCGCGACGCTGACGGCGTCACCTACCAAGGTGCGGTCACCATCCGCGTGATCACCACCCACTGAATCACCTACCGGCCGCGCCGCGGCTTCTATCCAATGTGGCTTTGGAGGAATACCCATGCCTGCAGCAGACAATTTGAACACAGCCGCCGGCTGCCGACTCTTCATCGGCGGGAAAACCGGCGCGGACACCGAGACCGACTACAAAGCCGACACCTATGTCGAAGTGGGCGAGATCGAGGACCTTGGCGAATTCGGCGACACCTTCAGCAGCGTAAACTTCACCTCGCTGAAAGACGGTCGCGTGCGAAAGTACAAGGGCACCGCTGACGCCGGAGACCTGACCGTCACTGTCGGCATGGACAGTGGTGATGCCGGGCAGCGCGCAGTCAAGACCGCGCACAAGGACCGCAGCAAGGGCGACTACAACGTCAAGATCACCCTGAATGACGGTGACCCGACCGCAACCCCGGTTATCAACCCGACCACCTTCTACATGCGCGTCAAGGTAATGAATAACACCGTTGCACCAGGTGCTGCTGACAACGTGGTGCGCCGCAACATCACCATGGGCATCAACTCCGACGTGCTGGAAATTCCAGCCGCCGCCGCTGCTTGATAGGGGGCTTCAGTGAGCAAAACTCTGCACGGTACTACTGAGGTCACCGTAGGCGGCCGAGTGCTTATCTTGTCGCCAACGCTCAGGGCGGTACGCACCATCGAGGCCTACTTCGGTGGGCTCCGAGGCGCGTCGGAGCGACTGCGTGCTGTAGGCGTTGATGCTGTCGCCGTCGTCTTCGCTGCCGGCTCCGGGATGGAAGACAAGGGCGCCGTCGAAGAACTTGCCGAGGAGATCTGGCAGCAGGGCGTTGCTGACCTGGTGCCAGCTGCGACGGCCTTCCTTTATGCGCTTTACAACCCACGGGGCGGTGACCCGGGAAAGCCGCCGGCACCGACGGGGTCAGCGCCGTAGAGAACGGGAGCTACGTCGACCGGATGTTCTCCGTCGCCGTAGGTTGGCTGGGCTGGTCGCCCCAGGTTGCCTGGACCACGCCGCTTCCCGAGCTGTTTTTGGCCATGGATGCCAAGGTCGAGTGGGCCCGCATGACGCATCCATTTGCTGTCAGCTCGAAACCGGAGGGGCAAGGATCGAAGTCGAAGTCTTCGAATGTCGCCGAGAAAATTCGGCAGGCGTTGTCTGGCCGAAGGGCACAGTGACGTTTTTGCCCATCTTCACCTGTGACGACATTTTTGTTGGCGTTGATCATCGATGGTAGATTTGCGCCAACCACAGGGAGAGCCGCATGAAACGTGTAATGTTGGTAATGGCAATGGGAGTTGGAGTCCTTTCTGGATGTAAGTCGCCTGAGGACAAGATGGTCTCGGTTTGCACAGATATTGCAAAAATGTCTGTCGCTGATCCTTCTTCATTGGTGGTTAATTCCGGGTCTGTTGTTCAGGCCATCCCTACAAAAGAAAGTTTGCTTAGGTTCGCCTCATTGGATTTCGATGGTGAGCTAACTGGCGCTAGTAAGGATTGGTACGATATTCAAGTAAAAGAACTTGATAAGCTTAAAGAAAGCTATGCGAGTATTGATTATACGGATAAGTCTTCTTTGGCTCGAAGGGGGCAGGCAATTTGTTGGTTTATGGATAGGGGGAAAGGACCTGTTCTAGGCTCCGTATCAGTTGCCGGGAAAAGCTATTCGGGTACCGATTTGTTAATGGTTTTTGTCAGCAATTCAAGGCCTAAGTATTTGAGCTCGTCTAACGCGATCGAATAGCCAGACGCGCATTAATTTTTAAGCCGATCTGTATACAGCCCGCTAGCGCGGGCTTTTTGTTGAGGCAAATATGGCTGAAACCGATATTCAGGGTATGCTGGTCAGGATTGAGGCAACCACGGCTCAGCTCCGGCAAGAGATGGCTCGCGCTGAGTCCAGCGTGTCCCAAACCAGTGGGAAAATCGACAGCAGCCTAAAGCAGGTGGATGAAGCGTTCGATAGGGTTGAGGCCAATTCGATTGCTCTGCGGGAGGGGGTGGGGCGTGCCTTCAATGGCATTGGACTCGCCGCCGCGGGTGCTGTTGCTGGCTTGGTGGCGTTGACCACATCCACTCTTAGCTATGCCCAAGAAGTTCAGAATCTCGCCAGTCTCTCCAACACTTCTGTCGAGGACTTCCAGCGTCTCGCAGTAGGCGCGAAGACCGTAGGTGTCGAACAGGAAAAGCTCGCTGACATTTACAAGGACACTACTGATCGCGTCGGGGAGTTTATTTCTCGTGGCGGCGGGGAACTGCAAGACTTCTTCAAGGAGATCGCCCCGCAGGTGGGGGTGACTGTTGAGAGTTTCAAAAACCTCTCCGGCCCTGAGGCCCTGCAGCTGTATTACACGTCGCTGGAAAAGGCGGGGGCCAGCCAGCAGCAGATCACCAGCTACATGGAGCAGATGGCCGACGAGGCGACTGCTCTTGTTCCACTGCTCAAAAACTCCGGCCAAGGCTTCAAGGATGCTGGTGAACATGCGGACGAAACTGGCGCAATCATCTCTGCTTTCGACATTGGCCAGATGGTGAAGCTGAACAAGTCCGTTCATGACTTAGAAAATTCATGGAGCGGCGCGAGCCATCAGTTGGTTGCAGGACTTGTTCCAGGCATTGAAAGTGTAACCAGCATGCTCCAGGGCATGACAGACAATGGCACTTCTAAAGCTTTAGGCCAAGCCATCGCGTTCCTTGCTGACAACGTGAACATCCTGCTTGGCGTGATCGGTACAAAGCTGACTGCAAGCTTTATCGGCTATGTAGCTGCGCTGGGCAAGGGTATCTACTCAACGGTTGAGGCTACTCGAGCGACAAATGCCCAGGCTCAAGCCGCGCTCATGGCGGCCAAAGCTGATCAGATCGCAGCAGCTTCGGCGGTAGCCCGCGCACAGAAGGAGGCTGATGCTGCTCGGGGGACCGCCGTTCAGACGGCGTTGTCTCTTGAGCTCGCGCAGGCCAGGATGGCAGAAACAGCAGCGACTGCCCGCCTTGGTGCGGCCCAAGCAGCAGTGAAAGCTTCGTCGGGCGTGCTAATGACCGTTCTCGGTGGTCCCGCAGGCCTAGCTGCTTTGGCTGTCGGCGCCGGTATCGCCTTCCTGACCATGGGCAGCAATGCCCAGTCGGCTGGGGCAGATCTCGATGACCTGAAAAGGCCAATCGAGGAACTGCGCAAGGCATTTCGAGAGTTGGACAAGGATCAGCGCGGAGCTGCGCTGGTCGGCGCAATGCGCTTGCAGGAACAAGCAGCCGCCGATGCCGATAAGTCCTACCAGGACTTTCTCATCACGGTAAAGAGGGGTGTGGGATCAACAGTCGCCGCTCGTATTTCCGGCGAGGCAGACGAAGCACGAAAGGCTGGAAAGGGCCTCTCCGAGTGGCTGGATGATCTCGGTAAGCGCTTCAACATCCCGCAAGAAGCGATGCGCAGCATGCGCGAAGCTGCTGGCAGTTATTCGACCCTGAGCCAGAGCGCGCGCAAAGCTGGTGAGCGTGTTTCGCTTTACAACAAAGAGATGGACAGCAAGGCCGAGTCAACCAATGGCGCCGGTGGTGCTGACGCCAAGGCTACATCGGCCGGCCAGACTTACCTGGACACGCTGGACAAGCAGCTGGCCACCCTGAAGGACAAGACGGCCGCCGAGGCCGCAGAGCGCTTCATTACGGACAACAAGATCAAGTCCGAGAGTGACTTGGCCAAGCAGATCCGAGATCGTGCCAAGGCGGTGGATGCTCAAAAGGAGGCCGATAAGGCTGCTAAGGCTGAAACAAAAGACGGAGCGTCCGCGCATTCGAAGTTGAACCAGCAGTTGAAAGAGGCGGAGACGGCCTATCAGCAACTGAAGAGAGCCTACGATCCTGTTGGGGCAGCTTCTGACGAATTTCAGAAGCAGACGAAGAATCTCGACCTGTTGCTAGCGCAGAAAAGGATCACCACTGAGGAATACGGCAAGGCTATAGGCGGCCTCGCTGAGCAGTTCAACAGCGCTGTTCAGGCATCCACTGGCCTTACGCAGGCCATGAAGTACCAGGCTGATCTCGAGCGTCAGCTGGCAATCGCTCGGCAGCAGGCCGACGCTGCAGCTGATGCGGTGGGCATGGGTGACAAGGCGGCGGATCGAGCCCAGGCCCGCCTGGCGCTGGAGCAGGACAACAACAATAAAATTCTGGCCCTGCGGGATGAGTTGGCCACCGCATCCACCGAGAAGCAGCGTCAGGAGCTGGAGAAGCAGATTGCTCTCCGACAAGAGTATGGAGACAAGCTGGTGCAGGCGCAGCAGGATGGATTCAGGAAGATCGATGCCGCGCAGGCTGAGTGGAGCAACGGAGCTACTTCGGCATGGGCCAACTACCGCGACAGCGCTGCTGACGTTGCCGGCCAGACCCGTGACCTGTTTAGCAACATGTTCAGCGGTGCTGAGGATGCGCTCACGCAGTTTGTGAAGACCGGAAAAATGTCGTTCAAGGACTTCGCCGACTCCGTAATCGAGGACCTGATCCGCATCCAGGTACGAAAGGCCATGGTGGGCTTTCTGGGTACCGCCTTCAGCTTCCTCGGCGGCGGCAGTGCAGCGCTGGGGGAGGGGAGCATGACAGGGTTCAGCGAGGTCATTCCCAACGCTAAAGGCGGGGTATATGACTCACCCAGCTTGTCCTCGTTCTCCAACCAAGTGCACGACAGCCCGCAGATGTTCGCCTTTGCAAAGGGCGCTGGCATATTCGCCGAGGCCGGGCCGGAGGCAATCATGCCGCTGGCGCGCGGGCCGGACGGCTCACTTGGCGTGGTGGCGATGAATTCCGGCGGTGACAGCGGAGCATCGTCGTTTTCCTTCGGCGACATCACTCAGCACTTCCACTTCAGTGGTGGGGCTGGCTCGCTTTCCAAGGAAGACATCCGCCAGGCGGCACAGGACGGCGCAAAGGGTGGTTACGAGCTGATGCTGCGAGACTTCAAGACCAACGGCGCCGGGCGGCAGATGCTGCAGCGGCGGTAACCATGCTAGGCCCGCTTCGGCGGGCTTTCTTTTTGGAGTGACCCAATGGCGGAGGAATGGCCGGAGGACCTGGAACCCACCGAGGTCACCTGGGGCGTCGTCTACAACAACCGGGGGTTCACTTCCTCGCTGTCGAACGCCCAGCAGATCGTGGCGCAGCCTGGTTCGTACTGGAAGTGCACCATGACGTTCGGCGTGCTGTATGAGGAGGATGAGCGCGAGTTGACCTCGCTGCTGGGTCGCCTACACGGCATGTTCGGCACGGTGAATATTCCGTATCTCACCCGGGCCCGCACGGACAACATCGGCGCACCGACTGTGGCAGTCGCCAATGCCCAGGCGAGCGTCATGCAGCTGCAGGGCATGCTGGCCAGCCGCAGGGTGTTCAGCCGTGGCGACCTCATCACCATCAGCGGCGAGATGTTTGAAGTGGTCGAAAACGCCTCATCTGACGCTGCCGGCAAGGCGCTGATTACGGTGAACAAGCGGATTCGCAAAGTGATCCCGGCTGGTAGACCGGTCGAGTACCAGAACCCCTACTGCGAGATGCGCCGCGTGGACGACACCAACGAGTGGACAACCCAGCCGGTGGTGTCGAACTCAACCCTTCAATTCCGCGAGGCATTCTGATGGCCAATGGCGTATTCCCATTCAGCCAAACCGTCGTCGACATCATCGCCAAAGGCAACTTCATGGCGGTCTACGCCTGCCAGCTCGACTTCCCCGACGGCATGGTCTTCGCGCACACCGGTACCGGTGACCTGGTAATCGACGGTATCACCTACCAGGGCGTCGGCAGCTTCGGTGCGGTAGGCCAGTCGCAGGAAAGCAGCAACTCGGGCTCGCCCATGTCCGTGGATCTGACGCTTAACGGCCTGGACAGGCAGATCATCACCGAAACGTCGCTCAAGGGCTGCCGGGGGCGCAACGGCAAGCTCATGTTTGTCGTGTTCGACCAGGACGGTACCTATGCCGCCGACATTCTGTTCAGCGGCCGCATGGATGCCGCCAGGTTCGCCTACGCGGGCAACGGCGAGGAGGGCAACAGCATCACGGTTCCTCTCATCGACCGCATGGCCGAATGGAACCGGACCGGTACCGAGCGCTGGACCGACGAGAACCACCGTGCGCGCCGGCAGGACGACCGCTTCTTCTTCGCCATCGCGCAGATTGCCGACTGGCCAATTTACTGGGGCGCCTCCAAGGACGCGCCGAAGTTCACCTACGAGACATAACCATGCGAAAGCGCGATTGGACGACACAGCTTGCCAACACGATCAAGGCCGCCATCGAGCGGCCTTTTTCATGGGGCGAGTTTGACTGCTGCCTGTTTGCGGCCGACTGCGCAATCGCGGTGTGCAGTGTCGATCCTGCCGAGGCCTACCGGGGTAACTACTCATCCGAGGCTGGCGCTAAGCGCTTGCTCAAGAAGGTGCACGGCTCGCTGGAGGGTGCATGGGACGCCTGCTTTGCGCGGGTGCAGCCAGGCCTGATCCAGAGGGGCGATGTTGCACTGTATGACGGACCTAACGGCCGGGGCGTGGCGGTGTTCTGGGCAGATGAATTCTGGTCGGTATCCCCCGATGGGGTGTGCCGTATCGAGTGTGAGCCGTTGACGGTGTGGAGAGTTGAATGAGTTCAGCAGTCAGCAAGATTGCCCAGATCGCTGTGGGCGCGGTCATTGGCTTCGCTCAGGGCGGTCCGTGGGGGGCACTCGCAGGTGCAGCACTGGCGTTCTACGTCTCGTCACAGCAGGACAATCTCGACACCGGGTCGCTGCGCACCAATGAACCCTCCAGCCAAACCCTACGCTCGTCGAAGGCGGCTGCCCGCTATGTGCTGGGACGTGTCAGCACCGGGGGTGTTTTGGCCTGGGGGCAGGAGCAAGCCGGGGATCAGCGAGACGGCGAATGGCTGCACATGGTTTATGTGCTGTCGGAGGGGGAGGTCGATGCGCTGGAGGAAATCTTCCTGGGCGAGGAGGTCATCCAGACTTACGGTGAATACGCTAGCTACGAACTGGTCAGCAACCCGACTCAGGTGAACACCTTCCTGAAGGCCAACAGCCCGGACTGGCGTGACACCCAGATCGGCCGTGGCCTGTCATTTGTGCGCGTGTCGTTCAAGTACAGCGCCGAGAAGTACCCCTCGGGCATTCCGGACGTTCGCTTCGTGCTCCGTGGGCGGCGGGACATCTACGACCCCCGCACCCGCGCCACGGGCTACAGCGAAAATACCGCGCTGCATATCCTCTGGTTCCTGCGCAACCGGTGTGGCGTGCCGGATGATGAGATCGTGTTTTCCAGCTTCGCCAACAGTGCCAGTGTGTGCGACGAGATGTTGGCCAACGCCGACGGTAGCACCTCGGCGCGGTACCGGTCGGGCTGTGTCATCGGCGCCGATGAGTCGCGCACTCAGGTGATGCAGAAGCTGGAAGCGGCTTGCGGCGGCAAGCTGATTCGCGTTGGCGGCCGTTGGATGCTGCAGGTCGGCGCCTACTATGGCCCGTACGACTTCGAAATCACCGAAGACATGGTAGTCGGCACCGTTACCGGTAGCACAGAACCGGCCAACGACTCGGCGATCAACACCGTGCGCGGTACCTTCCTTGACCCGTCGCAGGCCTGGGCTGAGACCGACTACCCCGAGGTGTCGGTCAGCGAGTGGGTGGTGGCCGACGGCGGCGAGGCGGCGGAAACCCTGTCGTTCTCCTACGTCAGCAACCCGTATCAGGCCCAGCGCCTGGCCAACATCGAGCTGCGTCGCCGGCGCGCGGGTGGCACCTTGTCGATCCCCATGAACTTCATGGGTTACAACTGCCGTCCAGGCCGCTCGGTGAAGGTCAGCCTGCCGTCGCTGAACATCGTCGGCGAATTCATCGTCACCGACTGGTCGATGAGTGCAGACAGCGGATGCAACGTGTCGGTGGCGCAGAACGAGCCGGCGATCTTCGACGACGCCGTGGGCCAGCCGTACAACCCGATCGGCTTCATCAGCATGCCAACCGGTGGCCTGGGAAGTCCTACCGGGCTGACCTGGTCGACGGAGGACAACGCCGAGGTCGTGCAAGGCACCTTGTCTTGGCTGCCGCCGTACGGTGTGGTCACCGGCTACGCCGTCACCGTGCGCCAGGGCTCGGCCGCAGTGCAGGCGCAGCAGGTCCCAGCTACGACGCTCAAGCTTCCATTGTCTGGGCTCCCGTCCGGCAACTACACCATGAGCGTGGCTGCCATGGGCCCACTGACCCGCTCAGGCGAGGCGAGCATCACGGTCAACATCGACGGGCCGCCGGTACCGGAGGCGTGTGTGGTGCAGGCCACCATCGACACCATCACGCTGTACCCGAGCAACACGCTGCACGGCCTGAATGGCGGCACCTACGAGTACTTCTATTCAACCGATCCGCAGGCCACCCAGGGCGAATATCTGGGACAGGGTCTGACGCTGAGCCACACAGGCCTGGCCTTTGCGACCAATTACGCCTACTTCATCCGCTCCAAGAACGCCTACGGCGTCAGCGCCTTCTTGAAGGTGGTGGCCTCCACGTCGACCGATGTGAAGACCATGCTCGATGCGCTCAAGGACAAGGTCGAAGGTGGCCAGTTGGCCCCGGCCCTACGCCAAGAGATTTCGTTGATCTCGGGCCCGCCTACTCAGGTCGGCTCGGTTGCCCAGCGGATCGCTGTTGAAGCAACAGCGCGCGGGCAGCAGATTGCAGCCGAGGCGACGGCTCGCGGCCAGGCCATTGCGGCTGAAACATCGGCCCGTAACCAGGCGATCGCAGCGGAGGTGGTGGACCGCAACAAGGCGATCGCCGTCGAAACTCAGGCGCGCACCAAGGCGATCAGCGATGAGTCCGCTGCCCGTGCCCAAGGGTTGCTGGCCGAGGCCCAGGCGCGCGGCGCGGCGATCACCAGCGAAGCGCAGGCCCGTCAGTCGGCTGACAGCGCACTTGGCCAGCGCATCGATACAGTCACCGCATCGACCGGTAACAACGCCTCGGCCATTCAGACCGAGATCACTGCTCGCACAAATGCGGACAATGCCCTTGGCCAGCGGATCGACACCGTGGCTGCCAGCACTGCATCGAACTCGGCCGCGATCGGTAACGAGGTTACGGCCCGGACGACCGCCGACACTGCCCTGGCTTCACAGATCGCCACTCTGCGCGCCGAGTCGGGCGGGTTCGACTCGACACTGAATTACGGCTTTGCCTCGACCGTTGAGGGCTGGTCTGGCACTCGCTGCACGCTCACCGTCGAGAATGGTCGGCTGATCGTGACCAACGACAGCGCTGGGGCTTACCTCAATTCGCCGCTGGTGGCGATCAAGGGGCGTGACCATGACCGCATCCGCTGCCGGATCACCCGGCGTGCGGGTACCGGTTGGACTGGCCAGGTGTCCTACACCACGGCGGCGCACGGCTCTTCGACCGCCTACAACAAGGTGCTGCCGAATCCGGGACTGGCGGTGGGCCAGTCCACGGTGCTCGAGTGGGACATGTCGCAGCTGACCAATGGCGGCAGCGACTGGTCGGACAGCACGATCACCAGGTTCTACCTGTGGATCAGCGGCACTGCGGGTGATGCCTTCGAAATCGACTGGATCGCTGTTGGCCAGATCGCGCCGTCGGCGTCGGTCGCTT